ACTCTGAGCCGTCAATCGAGCGGGGCGAGAAGGTATTGGTCTGAGCCGGTAGCGTTCCTGCGTGAGTGCTTTCGCTGGCCGGAAGGACGCGGGCCGACACCGTATCAGGAACAGGCTCTGGATGATTTGTTCAAGCATCGGCGCTTGGCTATTCGAGGTCCGCACGGGTTAGGCAAGACTGCGCTGTCCAGTTGGGCGGTTCTCATTTTCGCGCTTACCCGTGACGGTGAGGACTGGAAAGTTATAACCACGGCGAGCGCCTGGCGGCAGTTGGAAGTCTACCTGTGGCCGGAGATCCACAAGTGGGCTCGGCTTCTTCGTTGGGACAGGCTGGGGCGTGAGCCGTTCAGCGACGCTGAGCTTTTGCAGCTTAACCTGAAACTCACCACGGGGCAGGCATCGGCCGTTGCCTCCAACCAACCGGCGCTTATCGAGGGCGCTCACGCGGATCACATTCTCTACCTTTTCGATGAGTCCAAGACCATCCCCGATGCTACCTGGGACGCGGCTGAAGGTGCTTTCTCGGGAGGTGATGACGGGGCGCTTGAGGCATTGGCGCTGGCGGTGTCCACTCCGGGCGAGCCGGTGGGACGCTTCTACGATATCCACAAGCGCAAACCCGGCTATGAAGATTGGCGCGTGCGGCACGTGACACTTGACGAGGCTATAGCGGCCGGACGGGTAAGCAGACAATGGGCACAGCAGCGAGCCCGGCAGTGGGGGGAACAATCCGCCGTGTATCAGAATCGCGTGGCCGGCGAGTTTTGCAGTTCCGATGAGGATTCGGTTATCCCTCTCGCCTGGGTGGAGGCGGCCGTGGCCCGTTGGACGGAAACCCCTCAAGAGCCGTTCACCTGTTGCGGGGTGGACGTGGCCCGCTCGGGGGCCGACAAGACGGCCATTGCGCTTCGCCACGGGTGGCACATCACGGAACTCAGGTATACAAGCCTTGAGGATACGATGCAGACGGCCGGACGCGTGGCCGGAGTGTTGCAGCGGGGTGGATACGCCGTGGTAGACGTAATCGGCATCGGGGCCGGGGTGGTAGACAGGCTTCGGGAGCAGAAACTCCAAGTGGTAGCTTTCAACGCCGGGGAATCGACAAGCAACACCGACAGCTCAGGAGAACTGGGCTTTGCCGATAAGCGTTCGGCCGCCTGGTGGCACATGCGCGAACTTCTGGACCCCTCGCAGGGTGAATCTGTGGCTCTACCCTCCGATGACATGCTCATCGGGGATTTGACGGCCCCCAAGTGGCGCGTGACTTCAAGCGGCAAGATCAAGGTGGAATCCAAGGACGATATTCGCAAGCGTCTTAATCGCTCCACCGATTCGGCCGACGCGGTGATTCAAGCATTTTGGGAGCGGCCGTCAACCTACGCGCTTCCTCAATCGACGCGCTCTGCCTTTCGCCCCGCCACAGCGGGCATCCGTTCCCAGGTTTTCTAGGAGGCTCATTTGAACTTACGACTGCTCAAGCGTGAGCCCAAGCGCAGGTCTCCGGAACCGGGTCCTATCGGCCGTTCGGGAACGCGGGCCTGGGGCGGGCGCATAACCGAGGACTACAAGTACGATCTGGCCGGGCGCTCGGGCGTCGCCATCTATGACAAGATGCGCCGCTCAGATACCCAGGTCGCCATGACGCTGCGGGGCATCAAGCTCCCTATCTTGCAGGCCAAGTGGACGGTGCAGCCCTCGGAGGACGATCCGGACGGGGAGCGCATCGCTATGGCGGTGGAGCGCATGCTCTTTGCGGGCGGGGTGCGACATTGGCGAAGCGTACTACGCCATGCGCTACTGTGTCTTGACTTCGGCTTTTGCGTTGACAGCCAGACGGAGATATTGACAAAAGACGGATGGAAGCCTCACACAGACCTTGCTGTTGGCGAACTCGTTCTGACATTCAACGAGTACACGGAGCGTTCAGAATGGCAGCCAGTGCAGGCGATAAATCGCTTCCCAGGCAGGCATCGTATGCGACGGCTCACCGGCTGTTCACATGATTCCCTAACGACCGCCTCGCACCGCTGGCTGGTGCGGAAGCACGATACCAAGAAACTGTGCTGGACCACGACGGAACGACTGAACACAAGTGATGCCATATTGCGTGGCGCTCCTTGTGACGGCCTACCTGTCGAAGCCACGCATAGCGACGCATTCGTTGAGCTAATTGCATGGTTTACGTGTGAGGGCCAGTGGACGGGTACAAACAAAGCAAATGCTGCCATTTGGCAAACTAACATGGGCGGCCGTGGCCGTATCGAATCTTGTCTGACTACGCTTTTCGGCCCACCCGTCGACAACCTCCACCAGGTGCGCTCAGAGCATCGTCCGGCTTGGGGCAAAAAGCATCATCGCAATGGGAGCTATAGATATTTTCTCAACAATTACGTTGCCGATATGCTCGCGAAGATTTGCAGCAAGGATGACAGGCGTGTAGAACTCAGCTTCGTGCATACCTTGACCATTGACCAATTGCGGCTCTTTATCGACATTGCAGTTATGGCTGATGGATACAAGAGGGGCAACAATGCTGCTGCTTTCTATCAAAGCGTTCCGGGACGTGTAGATGCTATAGAGATGGCTGGTATTCTTCTCGGCTATGCTTGCCCTCGGAATACTACTGGGCAGGGTCTTGTCGGCGTGCTGCTGACAGAGAGGACAGAGACCTATCCCATCACGTCAGCCCAACGCAGCGGTGGCAGAGCTACTGCAGAATGGGTTGTTCATGACGGCACGGTATGGTGCCCTACAGTGGCTAACGGCACCTGGTACGCACGGCGCAATGGGCAGGCGTATTTCACTGGAAACAGCGTTCTCGAGGAAGTCTGGGAGCTACGGGATAGGCCGGAGCAGATGAAGGACACCGGAGCGCCGGAGAGGATGTACTGGCTCGCCTCTTTGGAGCCGCGGCTGCCGCAGACAATCGACAAGTGGATAGGGCTGGACGAACCTCCCTATGCGCTCAAGGCCATCCAGCAGATTCTGCCCGGGGGCAAGAATCCTCCCCCGATTCCCGCAGAAAACGCCGTCGTTTTCACCAACGAGCGCGAGGGGGACAACTTAGAGGGCAAGTCTCTTCTACGCTCGGCCTACAAATCCTGGTATTACGTGGAGATGCTGGAAAAGATCGACGCCATCGGCCTAGAGCGGGCCGCCGTGGGTCTGCCTCATTTCCACTACGACACTCTGGATGGCTTGGACGTAAACGACGCTATTCGGCGGGCCGAGGATATCATGGCCCACCTAAACGCCAGCGAAAGCTCGTATGTCATAACGCTTCCGGGGATGAACTTCGAACTGTGCTCGGGCACGTACAACAATGACGCTATCCGTAACACCATCCAGGCGCACAAGCGGGATATATCCGTCAATGCGCTCATGCAGTTCATGGAGTTGGGAGCCAATAACTCGGCCGGGTCCAGGGCTACGGCCAAGGAGCAGAAAGGCCCCTTTGACTTGTCGTTGCTTGCGGTGGCCGATGAGATAGCCGAGACCCTAAGCGAAGAGACGATAAAGGATATCGTCGTCTACAACTGGGGCGAGCGGCCGGGCTATCCGAAGCTCATAGCCTCGGGAATCCTCGATACCGACATGCGGATACTTGCCACTATCGTGCGTGATCTGGTGCAGGTGGGAGCGCTTACGGCCGATGAAACGATGGAGGATTGGCTGCGCGACACCCTCTCACTCCCGGCGCTGGAACGCGAGGCGCCTCGTGCTAACCGGCACATGGCCCAAGAGGAACCAAAACCCTTCTGGCGCGAAGTGCGCTACGAGGAACGCTTCGTAGCCTTTGCTCAGATCAAAGACGACTTGGACGCGGCCAAAGAGGGATTCCAGGAGCGGGTCGGCTCTGTCGCTTCCGAGGTGGCCGAAGGGCTCGTAAGCGATGCCATGCGGTTCATTCGCAAGGGCGACTATGAGAGCATCGCGGCGCTCAAAGCCTCAGGTGTTCCCAAGCTCACCTCCAAGATCAAGGGCGAGCTTAAACCCCTGGTGGCCTACGGACGGCAAACGGTTCGCGACGAACACGAGCGGGCTCGCAAAGGCATACCGGCCGATAACGTCATTCGGGCGCGGCAGTCGGGCGTGCGGGGGTATGCGGACGATCTACTCTCCGATGACGGAATCAAATCCTGGCAGGCGGTAAAAGCCGCACGTCGGGCCAAGGCTATAGCCGAGGCTATCGAAGCGTCGATCATCGACGAGGCTCTACGCATGGTGCGGGCGGCGGCCGAGGCTACGTTGGCGCTAAAGACGCTCACCGAGACGGCAGAGAACACCGTCAAGCGTACGGTGCTCAACACGGCCGGACTGCTCATCGCCGAAGCCTTCGGCATGGGCCGGGGCGTGGAGATCAAAGAGCAGATAGACGAGGGTCTGGTAAGCAAGGGCATCTACTCGGCGCTCCTAGACGACAATGTGTGCGAGGTCTGCCAGGCATTAGACGGTCAGGAGTTCGCTCCCGGAAGCGCTGAGTTCGAGAAATATCAGGACGGCAACGCCGATGATTGTCTGGGCGGGTCGCGCTGTAGATGCATGTTGTTCTTGCAGTATTCAGATATGGATGAATCCGAGGTCAAAGACTGGAAGCCGGGGGACGATCCCTCGGTAGTAATGCCGTAAAGAACATTTCATAGGTTGGTTTCACGGGCTCCTTCGGGGGCCTTTTTTGTTGCCCGTTTGCCGCCAGGGGATACCCCGCCCCGGCAGACGGGTTTTCTCATGCGGGGGGATAGGGGCCGAAAATGGAAGTACATCCAGCAGCGCAGTTATTCCCTCTGTTGGAGGCAGGGGAACTTGAGGCACTAGCAGCAGATATAGCAGCCAACGGATTGCAACAGCCTGTGGTGCTCGATACCGACGGGCGGGTTTTGGATGGCCGGAACCGTGTACGCGCTTGCGAATTGGCAGGTGTGACGCCGGATTACAGCGTGTATGACGGTGACGATCCAGTCGGGTTTGTTGTTTCTGCGAATATCCACCGGCGTCATCTCTCTGAGTCCCAGCGCGCCATGATAGCGGCGAGGCTGGCGACACTGAGCGATGGTGTAAGAAGAGATCGTCAAGGTGCATCAATTGATGCACCTACCCAGCCCGAAGCGGCGGCCATGCTGAATGTCTCCCGGCCGTCTGTTCAGCGTGCCCGCCAAGTTATCGACCACGGTGTGCCCGAAGTGGTAGGGGCGGTCGACCGGGGAGAGATAGCCGTCTCTCGTGCGTCTACGATTGCAAAAGAAGAGCCGGAGAAGCAACGGGAAGCGATTACCAAGGCGCATGTCTCTCACAACTCTGGTGTCTCTGAGTGGTACACGCCTAAGGAATACATTGAAGCGGCTTGCGAAGTAATGGGAGCAATCGACCTTGACCCTGCCTCTTGCCGGACGGCAAACGATGTAATAGGCGCGGCTAGGTTCTATGCATTGGAAGATGACGGGCTTTCTCAAGAGTGGACGGGGCGCATATGGATGAATCCGCCCTACTCGCAACCGGCCATTGGTTCATTCTGCAAACGACTGGTTGAAAGCTATATGTCCGGCAGCGTTGCTCAGGCATGTGTGCTTGTGAACAACGCTACGGAGACGGCTTGGTTCCAGGAATTGGCGGCGGCAGCGGCAGCGATATGTTTCCCAAAAGGCCGTGTGCGTTTTTGGCATCCTGAGCGTGAATCGGCTCCGCTCCAAGGGCAGGCAGTGCTCTACTTCGGAGGCCACGAAGAGCATTTCATGGGTGCGTTTGCCGACTTCGGCTTTGTGGCGAGGCTCCCATGAGTGAGCGGCAATTACGACAGAACAACGATGGCAGGTGGGATTTTCTAGCCGGGACGTTACCGCACAAGATCAACCCCACAGACATTGATCTGGTAATTGAACGCAAGGGACAGTTTCTGGTGCTGGAAGGCAAACGGACTGGTGCTCCATTCGGCATAGGGCAACGGCGTTTCTATGATGCATTGTCGGCCCTGCCAGAGATAACAGTGGTGCATTTCTACGGGAGCCCTCCTGATGATGTGAGGGCGTTTGGACGCTGGGGCAGAGATCCACACCCCGGAAGCACTGATGAGCTAAGAGAACAGGTGAAGCGCTGGTTTGACTGGGTAGAGCGCAATGGGGGCTCACGTAGGAGAGGTCCCTAACCGTACCCCTTCCTCCACGGATGCACATTCACATCCTCGGGCGGCGTCGGGTAATGCCCCTCGGCCGTCTTGGTGATCTTGCCTTCAAACGAGCAGTACTCACAGCGGAACCTATACATGTCCCAGTAGACGGCCAGAGTCTTACGTCCGCAGGCCGGACAGATGCGGCACTCGAACGGCTGACGGGGCGTCGATTCGTACTCCATATATTCATTATACGCCAGGGAAGGGGAGGGGTAATGCAGCCAAACGGACAGGGAGCAATACCGCTGAAGGTCCCGAATCTACAGAAGGCACAACTGGGGCATTTCTACGTCAAGCTGCGGGATGAGGTGCGTGATTACCTCGTCACTGGATATCAGGTAGATGGAACGGGCAACCTGCATCTCATGGGCGCAAGCGGAGTGGCGGCCAGCATCGCTGCCGGTCAGTGGCTGGAAGTGACTCGTCCCGATATCGTGCCGGAGGTCGTTGAGTGATCCCGGGGGTCATAGAAGCCAATACCGGGTGTCTTGAGCGTGACGTGCTCGATCGTGCAAACGCTCATGCTCTTGACCGGCTTGTGTCTCACTTGGCCTCGGTTCAGCGCTACCGAATCATCCGCAAATACGTGTCCGGTGTTGTGGTGGACGCGGCCTGTGGTACCGGGTTCGGCTCGTGGATTCTTGCCAAGTGCCCGGCCACTTCGCGCGTGGTCGGGTTCGATATCAGCTCGGAGGCCGTCCGGCAGGCGACCGGCGAGTTTCCCGAGTGCGAGTTTGACACAGTGGATTTCGCCTCGCCTGAGTTCGCAAATGTCCTTGTCGATATTGCCCCGGATACCATCGTAAGTGTCGAGACGATGGAGCACCTGGAGCATCCATCACTGTTTCTTTCGGCCGTCCTAGCATCGGGCACCAGCAGGTTCGTCGTGACGTTCCCGAGTTTCGAGACGGTGACATTCAATCCCTACCACGTGCGCGACTGGACGCTTGCGGAGATGAATGACGCGCTGCAGTTGGAGCCGACTGTCGCGTTCGTAATCGACGATGCTGTGCAACTGGCGGTGTATGACTTGTGAGGGTATCCGCGTGGTGCTCCCGCATTCCCTACCTCGATCATCTACTGCCGATTTGGAGAGAGCTTGAGGAGCGGTGCTCAGATACGTTGACGCTGGGCGCAGTGTATGCCCATGAGCGTACACACAAGTACGTTCGTTCTTTGGGGCTTGTTCCTCAGCGCTTCCGTGATTTTCAAGTAGACGACGAAGGCAGCGATCTGCTCATCATCTTCTCTCGTGTGGAATTCTCGGCACTGCCTCGTGGCGTGCCGGTTGTGTTTGTAGAGCACGGGGTGGGAGCGAATTACAACGGGGTAAGTCATTTACTCACCGGCGTTCGCGGATACGCGCCTCCGATTGTGGCCGTGCTTACGACCCCGGCCCAAGAAGCGGTACATCGTCGTGCGTTTGGAGGCAGGGTTCACGTGGTCGGGTGTCCGAAGCTGGATTATTGGTATGGCTATGAGCATATATGTAAGAGTCCTCCGGTAGTGGCCTTCTCTCACCACTGGGATCAGAGACGGTATCCCGAGTCCCGCAGCGCGTGGCCCTGGGATGCGGAAGCATGGAAGCGGATTATCGCCAAAGGAGAGTATGAAATCCTCGGCCATAAGCATCCGGGTGATTCGCGCGATATCGAGAGATGGTGTGCGCGGCAGGGAATCGAGTTTGTACCCACATTTGACGAGATCATGGAGCGGGCCGATCTCTACGTGGCCGATAACTCGTCAACCCTCTATGAGTTCGCGGCTACCGGTCGCCCCGTGGTGGTTCTCAGTCCGCCCTGGTATCGGAGAGAGGTGAGCCACGGCGTGCGCTTCTGGGACCACGTTCCGGGAGTTGAGTGTGCGCTTGCAGACCATCTGGAGGCGTGCATCGAGGAAGCGCTCAAGGATGTCCCCGCCCGGCGGGTTCTACGGGAGCGGGCGGTTGAAGCGGTCTATGGGCCCCTGGATGGACAGGCCACCGAGCGGGTAGTGAAGATTCTCGAGGACTTGGCTTCGTGCGAAGAAGTGCTTGTCGATCTGCCTTACACCGTCAGGAGCAAACTCAAAACGACATACCATGCTCCTACCTACCGGCGAGACTCAAACACTGTGGAGGTGTAAATGAAACTGAAGACCAAGGATATTCTGGGCGTAGAGGTGCTTTCCACAGGCACTTTTCACGGCCGCGGTTCGCCGCCCGAGGGCGACACCTACACAGAGGCCGACTTGGATAACATCGTCGAGGCGGCCAGCGCACTTCCGCTCAAGCGCCCGGCCAAGCTGGGCCACGGAGAGCAGCAGTTCGCCCAAGCCGATGGTCTTCCGGCCGTGGGC